CATAAAGCGGAAAGCGCCCTGTGTTCCAATTAGCGTGTGGAAATCTGTCATGTCATCTGGAACATAGTTTACGGTAACTTCTAGTGTAGGCGCGTCGGCTTGACCTTGAACCTGAGAAGAAGTGTTTTGCCCGTAAACAGGAACGTTTACGATGTTTGCTGGCGTTCCGATAGACGGGAATTCCCGAACTGATGGAAGTCTTTTGATAGAACCCGCGTTAGCTGTAACAAACAACGCTGCGTATTCTGAAGCAGTGTCGTCTGTAGCCGCCGGAGCTGTGTTGTAAAAGTCAAGGTATGAAAAGATACCAGAACTCAAAGATGTAATATGAGCCATTTATTTATTCTCCGTATACTTTAAATGGAATTATATATTGCGCTCTGTATAGAGACTGATTAGCTGGGTCTAGCCCTTCTACATTCATATAAGATGTTCCAAACTCTGTATTGTTAGTTAGCGTTTTATTTTCAAAAAAATCATCTAATATATCTGATATTTGCATAGGTCTTGTTTGACCTTCTCCTGCTTTTACGAAAATTCTTATCATTAACAAACCTTTTAGCTCTTTATCCCCGCCGTAAGCAAGGTATTCAGATGCGCTTGGCAGTACGCTAAATCTTAAGAATTCGTCACTATTGGAAATAGTTCCCTGATAGTTTTCTGGGTAGATTGCTATACTATTAGAAATCCACGAAGAAGAAGCAAATACAGAGTTGATGTCTGAAAGTACATTGTGAAACATATCAAGGCTCCTTCGTTAAAGTAGCTTCGATAATGAAGTCATTGTCAATATGGTCAGTAATATTATAAACAGTTGAACCTACAGTTAGAGTATCATAAACAGTAAGATCAACTCCTGACTTAAGAATAGCTTTATAATTAAAACCATCTCCTGCAGGTCTTTCTGAGGATTCTATGATAACTTTTACTGCAGATGATGTAGTAGTACTTACTGTTTCGTCTGTAGCAAAATTGTAACCAGAAACCGCTTTTGTAGACAAAGTAGCGTCTTTAACAAGATCACCTGCTTTTAAAAAAGCTTTATTGACAGCTGCAGTTACCTTTGCCGATAAGGACATTAGTTAGCCCTCCACCATGAAGAGCCAAGCCCTTCTACGCTCCTGCGTATTAAATGCCTTAAAGGTTTTTTAACAATGCTAGGAGTGATAGACATTCTTGTTACATCACCGTTTGTGTCAGATAGTTTAATACTACCAATGCTAATACTTTCAAAAGTTTGAACAGTTTGCGCTAACAAGTCCTCGTTATTTAGTAGGTGTAATGCTTGTTCGTAAACAGCAACCTTAATTTCTTTCGGTATTTCAGTATCCGTAAACTTAATGTTAAGATTAAGTCTTGGATTGTAATGATCCGTGTTTTTACGAGGCCATGCAAGAGCTTGGGAAGAACTAACAGCGGAGCCAATCCAAGAATGATTGTCTATCAGCTGAGTTGCCGTTACCAGAGCGTCTTCCTTCAACGTGTCTGCCGCCGTAGTCCAACTGTTATTGTCTATGCGGGTGTCAAAGTAGTCGTTTGCCTCTGCTAGCGTCACATAGCTATTAGCAGTGGTCGATGTACCACTGGTATATGAAACAAAAGCCATTAGTCCCTCCTAATTTTATTATGAGTGGAAGATAGGCAGAATACCCAAGTTAAGTGCGCTCATTTTACGAGTCCAAGAAGCAGCTGCAGCGTAGTTAGCGTTAGTTGCAAAGGCATTCGTTGCGCCTGACCAGTCATATCCCATTGGATGCATAATAAATCCATAGCGATACCATACGTTTGTAGAACCACCGCCTGTATAGGATGCTGCATTACGATCAACTTCGACCGGAGTTGGAACACTTACAGGAGCATATGTCATAGCTGCTGGCTTAATCAAGAAAGAACACTTTGTTGATTGAGCATTCAAATCGCCTGATGATGCACCAGAAATCATTTGGTTAGCACGAGTCATTACCAAGCGGAACTTTCCACCAAACACTGTTTGGAATTCAAGGTTTCCGTCTTGTACGCGAGTTTCATCAACAAGGTTTGCTGCACGCATTTCTGCCATTACTTCTGGTGAAGTTACCAGATACATGTAGTCTGGTTCGTAGTCTTTGAATCCCATTCCAAGAGCTTTAAAGAGACGTTCACCACGGGCTGCACCTGTTGCCGTTGAGTCAAACAGTGCGCGTTGATCTGAAGAACTTGTAGCCGCTGCTCCAAACTCTCCGAGGGCGTTAATGTCTACAAAGTGTCCATTTCCAGCGGTATCACCATCTGTGTCAAACGCGATGTAACCACCGTTGCCGCTTCCACCAAGATCTCCTTTAGTTACTTCACTAAGAGCAACCCCTTTTAAGCATGAAAGAAGAGCGTTACCTTCATCATCTGCACGAACTTGTGCAAAGTCACGGGCGATTTTTGCCAAACCATCTTGACGAGAGATAACTTCTTGCAAGTTTACCTGTTGAGCACCAAATGTACGAACAGTTTTGATGTAATCTGCAATATCAGTCGTGATGTCAGTATAAGTACCGTCTGTAGCACTTGACAATGACGCCACGTTAATATTTGCAGCAAGTGGTTTGTAGTAACGGAACTGACCAATAAATGATTCGCCAGTTGCATTAATGTCGTCGCGCTGACCTACAATACCTGAAGAATTAAGCTTCTTTTCAGTAGTGTAAGCTTCGTCTGAATAAGCAGAGATAGCCAGCGCCACATTTTGAAAGTCTGTATTTGTAATAGCCATTCTATTATTTCCTTATATATAACTATTTTATTAGTAATTAAAATTCCCTAGCTGGCCTTTAGCAGCAAGATTTAAAACTTCCTGCGTAGACATCTCAGCTAAAGATTTCTTTGTATCAGTATTGGAAATTCCTGAAGGATTTGAAATTCCTGCACCTGAGTTAGCCTTAACTCGGAACAAAAATGAATTTTCTTCGTTGTTTGAGTAAGACACTACAAAATCTTGAATGTTAGAACCAGATGATTTGTGAATCCAACTGCCGTTTTCATTCTGAACAAGTTGCTCGACAATATCACGATAAGCTAATTGACGACTACGCTCATTACGAAAATCTAAACCAGCCAAAGCAGAAGCAACAACGTTGTCTCTGTTTAGTTTAGTATTTTCTTCTTGAGACACTTTAAGTTTTGCTTCAAGATCTGCAATTTTCATTTCAGATAATTCTTGAAGTTTTCCTTCTTCTTCTAGCCGCCGCATTGTTTCTTGTTTTCGTTGTTGTTCAATTTCAGCAGCCTTTTTAAGAGCTTCGTCTCTTTCTTTAGCCATTCGATCCATGTTAGATTTCATTTTAGACAATCTTTCTTGGACTTGTTGTTCAATCGGATCAACATCGTCAGATGATTTTTCTTGAGCTTTTATTTCTTCAAGATCCTCTTGAGCACTTGTATCTATTGTTTCTACTTCTTCAATTTTTGTTGTATTTTCTTCACTCATAATTTTTCCTTTCAAGCACAGCTTGAGATTAATGTTTAATTTAATTCACAGAATTAGTATTTATTTTAGGTCACAGGCTATTACAAATATCTATGGCCCTATACCATACCAGTCTTCTCCGTCTTGAATTGGAGCTAGTATGTCTTTTCTAGTTATTTTATTATCAGGGTCAATTAACCCTTGTCTTTTAGCTTCGTTAAGAAGCCTTAAGTAAGTTCTATAAGACATACCTTCTTTGCGCATTTGTTGAAGGGTTCTTCTTATAGTGTTGCCGCCTAGAGCATCTGCATAGATGGTTCTAAGAGCATCTTTAGCCTTTTTTGCATCACTTATATTAGTGAAAAAAGCATCATGGATAGTAGCGGTTTGTATGTTATTTTTTCTACCCCATAGGTGAAATCTTCTAACAATAACCGCATCATTGCTATGATTACCATTTACTCCTAATCCAATTCGAGCGTCACTTAATGAGGCCTTGCCTTTAAGCTTTCCGTCTTCGGCGCTCGATTCATAAATGTTAGCAATTCTTCTGTTAGTTATCGGATCTACAAACTCTATTCTTTCTTGCTGTTTAACCCGATACCGCTGTCTCATTATTTTTCCGTCAAATGTTACCCAAGGAATATCTACCTTTTTAGTTTCTGTAACGTATGCTACGGCAACATCTTTCCAGTAATTTATAAAGTTGTCTGTTACTGGCGCTCTTTGCGCTAGATTTTTAGACATTATTCTTGATATTTCCGAAAACTCTTTAGGACCAATTATGCCTCGTCTAGCATTAGTTAGCTTAGAAACAAAGTCACCAACGTCTGGATGAATATCTTGAGCTTGTTTTAATAATGCTCGACCAACAGGCTCGTTTTTGTTTATAAGATCTACTAGTTCTTTTTTAAAAAGTCCTAATTCTTTAACTGTGTTTTCTGCGCCAAGCCTTTCAGCTACTTTTATTTTTCCATCAATTATCCTAATGTTTTCTGACAAATTTGCTTTAGTTACTGTTACGAAGTCTTTCTCATCAAGAACTTTAGAAAGTTTATTAGCAACGTTAGCAGTCTTAGTGGCGGTTCCAGCACCATAGAAAGACACCATGTTCTGAGACTTAGCTGCTTTTGCGAGATCTTCCCACGTAAGATTAGCATCTCGTAATGCAGGTATTTTAAGAAATTCTGAATCATTTACAGTATCCATCGCTACTAAGTCATAAAGCCTATTTTTTTGTCGAGTAGCTAAGACGTTAGATGCTAGGGAAACGGCGCGATCTCCTGTAGAAAGCCCGATTATTTGAGCACCGGAAGAACTAGCATCATTTTCTATCATTAATCTTGTAGAATAAGAAGCTAACGGTCTTCCAGATTTTAAGTGATTATCTATTCTGGCATATTCTAAAGCGAGTCTTGCCATTTTAGCTACTTCTGGCCCCTCTAACCCCCTTATAAGAGGATCTTCTAAGAATTCTCTTATTCGCCTATCTCTTTGAGTTTTTGAGAGTATAGTATTTCCTAAGTCAATTATTTTTTGTTTATTTCTGTTAAATATAGCTCGTCTTCCAGACTGAGTTAGCGCCTCAGTTCCAGGTCCAATTAACGCTCCGATTTGAATTTGAAGTTCATCAAGAGCATCTTCAGTTATTGCAATTGCTTTTCCAGAATTAAGAAACGGTCTTACTACTTCACCTCCGGTTGGAGTTAAGTAGCCTCTGTGATATACCCGACCTCTTGAATCTATAAAGGCAATAGTTTTAAAATTTTTGTTTCTTTGAACATGGTATTTTGCTGTAGCCATTAGCCCATAGCCTTGCTCGCCGCGTTTTAAAATCTCATGCCTAAATTCATTTATACTGTCAAAATATTGAGATCTACCTCTAGGATCTCTAAATCTAACAAGATTGTCCATAAAAGTAAAAAAGTCATTATCTACTGAATATTCAACATCCATTACATGATTTAACATAGAAGCCATTTCTCTATCTATTTGATTTGCATCATAGTCAGCAAATTTATCTCTAGATATTAAAGGAAGTCCGGTATCGTTTCCTCGAGCGTCTACGTAGGTTTTCTTTCCTGCTTTTACATAAAGCCTGTCTCTGTCGGACGTTACTCCTAGTCGTCTAGATATAGTGACTCTTCTTTCAGCTTCTTGAAGTTTTAATAAGTCCTTGTCTATAACCAAGACTTCTCTTGATATAGTGTCTCCCCAACCTCCGGAAGCTCGCCCTGTGTCAACATCAAGAACTCCTCGTCTTGTTTTACCCCTAAACCCTATTCTAATAAGTCCTTGGTCTTTCATAAAATCTAAAAGATTGCTTCCTTGTTTATGATAGTCAGATAATGATGAAGTTATAAAAGGAAATACTTCTTCAAAATCTTTAGAAAACATTTTTCCAATATTTATTGCTAAACTGTCATAATCAGTGGATTGACCAGAAGCAACTAATTTCATTGCCTTAGTTATAGCTTCGAGTGCTCTTTGCTCAATAAATGCGGATTTAGGTTTTTGTTTAGCATACAAAAATTCTAAATCTACTATTCGTCGATAAGCTTCTCTATTTTGAGAAAGTATTCTTGTTATTAGCGAATCAGAAACCTTGTCTAAGTTTTCGTAACCTTTTAAAAGCTTATCTAAATTTGGGTTCTTTTTTCTAAAATTTTTAATTATATTTTTACGATTAATAGCATTACTAGTATAACGAGCAAAAAATAAACGCATAGGCGTTCTGCCTTTAAAGTAGGCTTTTCTAGCTAGCTTTACACCTTGAGTAGCTCTCCAATTATCTATAAACCTTTGATCTGAAAGCTGTGTTGCTTGTATTTTAGCAAGATCATAATACTTACCCATTATTTGAACTTTAGGCGTATCTGAAGAAAGATAGCTTATAAACATTTCTGATCTTCTTCTAGAT